GCACTTGATGTAAACTTATCTTTTTGTTTTACTTCCCACTCGTTTTTTAAAACTAGTGGTTTATGAGTTGTTTTTAGAAACTCATTTGTGTCTTTATGCCTGTCTTCAGTTGTTGCCATTTGGCCTCCTCTTTGTTAGTATTATTGTGCATCTTTATATAAACATTTTAATGGGATATGCAAGTAAATAATAAGGTAGGATAATATAGGATAATATGAAGTTTTTACTAATTTTACATCTATGTAGTGTAGTCACACAAACGTGTCCAAATATGATGTATCCTCAAAAAATTTACAATAGTTGGGCTGAATGTTCAAAAGCAGGTTATGATTTAGTACAATCAACATTTGATAAATTAGATAAAAACGTTGTAAACAAACAAAAATTAGCTCTTAAATTTGAATGTAAAGAAATAAGCAGCACATGAAGCATACTGTTGCAATAACATCATATTTTGCTATATAATACCTTATGAAGCTATATCGCGTCCAAGCAAACTATAAAAATATATATCTTAATGAGATGCTTGAGGCTGAGAACGATAAGGCCGCTCTTGAGTGTTTTGTTAAGAAGGTTGACTCAGGAGACGTAACAAAGAATGAAGGTGCTGGTTTCCATGATCCCAACATTTTCCTTCTAACCTTTGAGGAGGTAGACCGAGATGGCACTACAAAAGTTGATATCGCAAAAACTTCAGTTGGAGTCCAAGTGGGCAACACAAGCGTTAGCACAGGGTAGAGTGACTACTGATATGAAGTGGATGGATATAGAGATCAAAGAACTTAGAACTAAGATCAATGATCAGAGTGTTGAAGACGCTAAAAAGGGTCTTCTAGATATAGCTAGTTAAAAAAAACTAGCATTTTTTTATTTTTCATATAATTTTCTAGGCTATCTATGTCTCAAATCGAAAATAAAATTAATAAAAAAATTTTAAATAAAATTAAATTACAAAAACCTTTTGTTGAAAAAGATTTATTACATAATATTTTTTCTTGGTCAGAATTAGAAAATTTATTAAATTTAAGACCATTTATAACAGCCTCTAGATTTCATATAGCTAAAAAACCTATAAATGAACGTTTTGAATGGCCTATGCAAAGTTGGTTATCAGATATAAATACTATACCACCAAAATTTTTACATAATATTGTCGAGGAAAGGGTTTGTAGTTTTTCAGATGCTTCTAGAGTTAATAAATCTATAAATGAAATTTGTGGCATAATTGAAACAGCAACTAGTTGGCCAACAGACGCACATATATATTTTTCTAAAAAAGTTCAACAGGAAGGATTTGGAAAACATAAAGATGAAGCACATAATTTAATTGTTCAAGTAGAGGGCAAATCAAATTTTCAAGTATGGTCTATTGATAATAAAATTATAATTGATGAAGATATGTTACCTGGTGATTGTGTTTTTATACCTGCTCATATAAATCATAAAATTTTACCCTGTACGCCTAGAATTTCTGTAAGTTTTCCTATGTGGTTAAAACCTGGTCCCCCACCACAAGACAGATATTGGATTAATTTTTAGTTTATTCTTTAGCTTCGCCCCAAGATTTACCAAGTGCAATATCTACTTTCGATGGTACTTTTAGTGAATCAATTGCATTCTCCATTATCTGTTTTACATTTTCCACATCTGATTCTTTCTCAATGGAAAAACATAATTCATCGTGTATCTGAAGTAATGGTTTAAATCCTGCTTTGTAGCAATCAATCATAGCTTGTTTAGTTTGATCTGCTGCAGATCCTTGGATCAATCTATTTAAAGCTTTATAAGTAAAAGCCCTCCTGATGTTATTTCCATATATGGCCTTAGCCTCCTCATACTGCATGGCCTTGTTCATTCCGAAGGTAGCGGGCTCCCACATGTCAAATCGGCATTTACGGCCCCCTATAGTCCGAATAAAGCCATATTTAGAGGCACTGTTGGTCACTTCAGTTGCTAATCTTTTAACAAATGGAACTCTTTCTCCATATTGTCTAAGTAGAGCTTCAGCTCTATCTTTATTGATACCTAATTCTTTACCTAATTTGGCCTTTCCCATACCATAGAATAGACCTAAGTTAATTGTTTTAGCTTGGGTTCTAGTGATACCGGCCATATCAGCTACAATCTGGTGGAAGTCAGCAGACTCGTTTTTATAAGCTTCAATAAACTCCGCTGCACCTTCAAAATGGTCATTGACAGATGCAGCGTAGTGAGCAACAAGCCTAGGCTCCTGTTGTGAGTAGTCGAAACTACCCCATTGTTTACCTTCTTCAGGTAAGAACAAGCTTCTAATTTTGTCACCAAACTCTTTGTTCCTTGCAGGAATTTGTTGTAAGTTTGGGTTTGAATATGATAAACGTCCAGACACAGTTCCACCTTGGTCAGATCGTAACTGATTTATTTCAGAATGAATTCTACCTTTGTGAACATAACGTTGAATGGAGTCTATGAATGTTGAATGGAATTTATTTATTTCTCTTGCTTCTCTTATTAGTTGCGCTATCGGGTTATCACAGTTCACTAACCAGTTTTGGGTAAAGCTTGGTTCATCAGTTTTCGCTGTCCGTGGGTACTCAACACCTATTCGGTCAAACACTTGTGCAACAGATCGAGCAGCCCAGATGTCTACATCTAGTGTGGTCTGAGATTTTATACTTGATAAAACCTCAGACTCTTTTTTTTTGAATTCTTTTTTTAGCAGAGAAGCCTTCTCCTCGTCAACTCTTATTCCTCTACGCCTTGTATCTATTAAAATAGGTAATAATTCCATCTCCATTTCCCAAACATCGTGTAGGGACTGCTTAGATATCTCTGTTTTAAGCCTATCCCATAAACGTAAGGTTAACCCTGCATCTTGCTCAGCATAGAAGCCTACGTAGCCCGCAGGCAGCTTCCACATGTCAGCTTTTGGGTCAATTCCCCATTCTTTGGCTTTTTCATTTAAAAACGTCTCATTTTTAATTTCACCTAAATAATCTTTAGCACATGCATTTAAACTAAAACTAAATCTGTTTTCATTGATCAATGCTGCTGCAATCATGGTGTCAACTATCTTACCTCTAATCTCAAATCCATTTACTAACAACCAACCAACATCATAACTTGCATTGTGAAATATTTTTGTAGCATCAGTTTTTAAAATGTCTTGCATCCATGCGCAGGTAATCGACAGATCCATATTCCCACCAGCATCATGAGCAATCGGGAAGTACCATTGTTGCCCAAGTGCAGCGACTGCAAATCCTACAATATGGCCATCAAAGGTTGCCCATCCTGGTCCTTTAGTTTTAATATTTGGATCTTTAGTTTCTAAGTCAATTGCAATCTCTGTTGCTTTTGATAAGTCTGGATACTCTGCTGGAGCTATCCAATCACTATCGTTGTATATAAAATTTAATTGATGGGTCATTGTTTCCTTCTACTTAAGTTTGCATCTTCAATCGACATTGCTTTTTTATAGGGTATGTTAAGTTCAAATAATGCGCATTCAGCGCAATAGTAATTAAACTCATGTACAATTACTGCAACTGCTTCATCGCAACGTTCACACATAACTAATTTATTTTTTCTTTTTTTTGTCATAACTTACTACTGTTAAATGCTCTATTTCTAAATCACAATAATGTTTTATTTTTTGTAAATCTTCAATTGTTTTACCTTTTGTCAAATATCTACAAACATATTTTATTACGTTTGCTTGAAAAGGATTAAGTCCATTTTTTCTTATAAATGTCCAAGGTTGAATTAAAAACTTTTTATAGTGAGATCCTCCAATTTGTTTATCTTCAGGAAACGCTTCATCGAACATACTTTTATCTGACATAGTTAGCCTCATATTGTTTGTAATATTTTCCTAATGGAAAGTTATATTGATGGTAAGTACCCAACAGATGCAGTGTGCTTTTAGACCTAGTTGCACCTGTGTACCAAACCCTAAGTTCTTTTACCTTATCTGCTAGATTTTTTTTATCAAAGTGTGATGGGAAGTTGCATTTACTAGCCAGGACAACATTATCTGCTTCACCACCTTTTACTTGGTGTATGGTATCTATAATAATTTTAGGTGGTTGTGATAAATCTACACCTTCGTTCATAAGTTTTTTAAAATATTGTTTATCTTTATCTTTAAATTTTCTTTTAAATACTTGATTCCATAGACCTTTTTCATCACGCATACCACACCTTAAATGTAATTCATCAAATGTAAAGACTTGATTTGGATGTGCAAAACTCCACTTTTTACTTTCCGCTGACCGGTATCCGTGGTCTATGTTTAACAAATACTCATACATAGTTACAGCTTCTTCTCTACTGATGCTTCCACCCTCACAAATTTTTTCCCAATAATTAATCGCAGAAAACTGGTTAGGATCAAATGATTTATTATTCTTCTGGTCCTGATAGTATAAACCAAGGTTCCTTGCCTCCTGTTGGAGTTCTCGCTTT